TTTCATCTTCTGTAATATCATTTAAATAATATTCAAAACAAACTATTCTATAGTGGTCAGAATGAATGTTTTGTTGTTCGACATAATAAGGTTGTTCTAATATACCTCGTCGTGCTTGTATTATATTAAAAACTTTATGCATATTTTTAAAATCGTTTAAATTTTTTGTTTCTTCTAGATATTTGATTGATTTTAGATAATCTATAAAAAGTTCTTTATTATTTTGTATATACTTTAAAACATAAGTATTGTCATCATAATTCTCTAGTTGGAATATATCCATTTTAAAATTAGTTATATATTACTTATTATATAGATATATATTTATTTTATTTAAATTAAAAAAATATAACGAAATTTATAAATCAAATAAAACTTTGGCGGGAGAGAGTTGATGTATAAATTGATTTTTTAATATTACTATTTTTAACTTTTTCTTACATATACTATATCTCAAAGTCCCTTGAGTAACTGGGCTGCGATATTTATAGGGATAGCCTCTATCATTTTTTTATGGTCTGACATACTAATTGACTTCTTGGGTTTCATTGATTTCTTGGGTTTCATTTCCTTGACACCAGCACCAACAATTTGCCCACCCTTGACGCTTTTGGGTTTCATTGCGCTAGATAGTTTCATTGCACTAGATGGTTTCATTGCACTAGATTTCGAATGTCCCGATTCCCTCCACAATTTTCCAATTGCTTTCATTTTATCTTTTGCCATCATATCCTTGGGCATTTTTGCCATTTGTTCTTTAACAAAATCCTTATACTGCATTGTAAAATTATTTATTATTATATTTAACATAGAAAAAAATTATAAAAAATGTATTAAATTAGATATTTTATTTACCACGACGGTGACGCATTCCAGCACCGGCCATACCAGCGCCAGCAACACCACCACCAAGAGAACCTAGAGCATCACTAGCCATTTTGAGATGTTCGGGTTTAACAGCAGACAGACCACTACGAACAACACTCAAACCTCGCTTTAGGAGATGACCTAGAGAACCGCCAGTTTGACTTTCGGCTGATGGTATATCATCTGCTAGAAGCTTAGGTGAGTCTGCAGTAATAGCTAGAACCTCTGCAGGAGTTGGTGCAGATGAAATGCTAAACTCGCACTGAGATTTACTAACGAAAGCCTTTCCAGGAGTAACGGTAGTTACATAATAGTCAAATTGAACATCAGCTCCATTTATTTGAGCATAGTTATTAAAAACCAGATTCTGGTTAGAGAAAACAGTTTCAACCTGGAGGGTGCAATAGCTATTTCCCTGGCCAGCCTGTTCGCTTTCAGACAGACCTAAATCAGAATTTACGCTAACAATCATCAAACTACCGATGCCTGTGTTCCATTCACTCCACGATTGTTTAAGACCATTTTTGACAGAAAGTTGATAAAGTTGTGCTGATGTAAAATCAACTAGAAGATTGACCCGATTATTGAAATTAATCTTTACATTTTGAATATTAAGCATCATGTTAGGGATGTTGGTAAAATTAACCTGTGCGTTTTTTGGTTTTGCATAAATATATAATAGTGAGGGAATAGCAGTAAGTCGTAAAGATGAACTAATACCCCTAATACTGTTATTCAGTGCAACACCAACACCTGATAATGATGTGGGTGATAAATATGGTTGAATTTGTTGATAATCATAAACTAGCACTGGAGGCTGAGACGCTGAAAGAATACTATTAGGAGTTATATATTCCATTAATAGGATAGGGTTAGGTGTCTGTTGAGTAATATTTATAGTTAATGTAGGAACAACGGTGAATACGCCCATTACAGAAAAAGCATTTAGGAAATCAGCCACACGCAAATTGAGGGTGATATTATTGATATTTGCTAATCCAGTATTTTCCTGATCTTTGCCTGTAAGGAATGGCGATATAGGAAGTTGTTCAGTCCATACAATTGTATAATTATTGGTTACAACAGTTCCATTAAGTGCAGTAGAAGTCAAAGTTGCGACGAAAGAAGCACGGGAGGGTTCATACGGATTAGCATTTAATAGTGCAAAGGGGCTACGAGCAGATACATTCTCAAAAACGGGAGAATTATCGCGCTGAAGTGGAAACTGGCTAGAATATAACATAGTATTTTCGTGGTCATTAAGATATTGATAAATCATAGCATAATCAGTAAAGGATACATTGGTGCTTGTGCCGTTGATACGAACATCAGCAGTTGAAAGACATTGAGCTAGAGGATTAGCACGAAGGCAAACTGTTGCAGATGTAATAGCGGGGTTAGCTATATTTGCATATAACGGAACTGGCTTTCCAATTGTCAATCCCGAAGCAGTTCCGGCATAAGTGGCACCACCAGCACTAGTAAAACCAGCAATTGCATTAAATTGACCTCCACCATATCTGTTATCCCAAGTAGTTTGCACGTTAAGTGTCATCTGGATAGAAATCTTGCGAGCGACCACGGTTTGGAGTGATGGTGGAGTTACATTGTTGATAATTATTGAGCTGGTGTTGAAGGAATCAGCCGTATATTGGAACAAACTCTTATTAGTTCCGCTGATGAACACGGTCTCGACTGGCTGGTAGGTTTCCTCAACATCAACCTTCTTATCAACGACTAGACGTTTTGCTAACACGTTTTCCATTTCCTAAAAAATTAATTATTTATTTATTATTATTATTAACAAAGAAAAAAATAAAATAAAATATAATAAATTAAATTAAATTACGAATATCCGGCTTGAGTTCGTCTCCATTCTAATTTTACACTTGCATATCCGCCATTGCCTTGGAGTAGTAAGGGATAAACATTACCAGCCTTATCACCTACTTGTAAATTTAAATCAAGTCGTGTTAATGCTGTAGTTTGATACATTTGATAGAAGCGAAGCACGAATGGAGAATAAATTAATATACTGTTGGGATTTAATTCCGTTGTATCTGGAGTGACGTCCGTTATCGCTAATATTTGATTGTTACCACTAGTGCCTTCAGAATCACCATTGACACCTAATTTACTAGTTGCGATTATTATTCTTGCTAAATTCCAGAATTGGTAGGTAGTAGAAGATTGTTGCTCGACATAGAGAAACTGAGGATTTGTGATAGCACCATTTCCAACAATTGCATTTATGTAATTATTTAATACCTGAATTGAATAAAAACCTGATTTATTGACATCTGCACTATTATTAAATAAAAATAATTGATTTAGATTATAGTTGAAATCAATTAGAAATTTGCTAGAATCTACATAAGCACCCTCAACAATCATTTGAAATAATTTATCAGTTCCATTATAAATAACTTTAGGGGCTTGTGTAGGAGTATAGCTACCGCCATATACAGCGACTATAGCAGTAAATGCAGTTTCTAGTGCTGTATTAATTTGATTAAGATATTTTTGATAGGTATAAATTGGTTGAGTTGTAGGATTATCAATTGGAAGAGTAATAGTTCCCTCAATTATAGAATTATAACATTCATTAGTTGGGTAAAAGGTATAAGCATAGGCACCTGTTGTAGTATTTAATGCTTTATAACCATTTATGGTAGGGTCTCCTGATGTATTATGAATTAGCAAATATCCATTTGAATCAAATCCAATTAATCTATCCAAATCATTGAAACCAGTCCAAGTATAGAAAAATGTTATATTTGAACTAACAGTTAATACCCCACCATTACTCCATCTATAAATTAAACCAGCATTGGTAAGGGATAAATAATTGGAAAATTCTCCTGCTCCAGACGCTACACTTAAAGGCGCACCAATGTTCCAACTTAGGAATAAAGAATTGGTTTGACTTCCATTATTTGTGTAAATAATCATTTCCCCAGAATTTACAAGAACAGTTTCTATATGAAGTGTTGTATCAGTATAACCAGGTGTAGCGGGATTTTTAACATAGGTAGTATTTAAACTCCAAGTAGTAGCGGATAATCTTTGAAATCCGTAAATATTAACATTTAAACTATTATCTGCGGTATTTTCAATGGTGCAAGCATAATAAAATGCACCAAAAGAATCAACACAAAATGCATCTAAACTATGAAATACATAACCACTTTCAAGTGTTGGATAAGTAAATGATTCTATAGGAGTTGTAGAATCTCCTTGATAAGCATCAACAGTTACCAAATCTGTATTTAAAATATAAAATGTTGTTGTGCCAGTAAGAGTTTCTGACACTGGATTAATATTATATGATATATTTGGATAAGTAATATATTCAACAGCTTTAAAGGGATTTAATACAGCAGTTTGATTTTGCCCACCAGATGCTATACAATAAGATGTATTAAATGTGTCTATTTGTTGGTCGAATTGTGGCACAAAAGCATTAAAATAATTCCATTGTGTCCCATCATTATAACCAAGAGAAACTTCCCAACTTTCAAATGGAATATTTTTCCCGCCTAAATTCAAAGGTATTCCTGCTAAATCAATTCTAAACCTATTAATACATATATCAAATTCATTAGGTTTGTCTAATAATGGATAAATTAATTGCGCATCATATCGTGCAGGTTGGAGTTGCCCAGTATTATTGATAAATTCTGCGTTAAAATATAGTCTTTCAGTTTTAGATTTAATAGTATCCATTTTATAGTTTTCTTAATATATTATATTTAAAATAGATAAAAATTTTAAAAAAAAAATTATTGAACCCCATCAACTAAAGTAATTCTTTAGCAGCTGAAACAGGTATCATAAAACCTTTAACAATTGATGCAAATGGTGAATTGTCTTCTTCTTCTGCTTGTTTTTCATATCCTTCTTGATACCCTCGTTGAATTCCTCTATTAAATTGTCTAATACTTCGCCGAACATCTGCAGTAGATTGAATATTTGCTTGCTTCATTTTTGATTTACCATAATCAAGCTGATTAACACCACCCATATTAACTAATGTTTTTATGATGCTATTAAAATTATATTCATTTGCATCAATCGTATATATAGTATGATAAGTATCACCCATAGAACGAACTACAATTCTATAGTCTTTATAAGCTGGAACTGCATTAAATATCTTTTTAACAGGCGGATATTTAGTAATTATACTACTATATTGTTTATAAAAATCACTATCAACGAATTCAGACAAATCTGAAAACATTATATAAGTATTATCTGCTGGAGTTTTATTTTGTCCTGATGCTGAAGAACTAACATCACCACCACGCATCAATACAGATTTAACTTTATTATACATCGCCCCGCCGTGCATTTTTTTAACTTTATTTAATCCACGATGCAATGCATTATTGATAGCCATTATATGAACTACTTTATCGTGAGCCTTTTTCCCTCGCATTTGTTTGACTTTTTTCAATCCGCTAGCAAATCCAGATGCGGTTACATTTGAAGGTGCTGGTGTCGCTACATTTGCTGATGCATCCGCAACAGTTGTATCAACATCAGTAGGAGTAATAACTACTTCTGGGGCTTCTGGTATTTGCGCTAATTGGGCTGATACAGGTATTAAAGATGTATCGACTAATTGTGTAACTTGTGCTGATTGTGTTTGTGGTTCTTCTTCAGCACTTGCTTGTAAATCATCATCTTCTTTTAATTTCACAAGTAACTCATTTGATTGTTTCTGATTTAAGCTAGCTAGGGTTTTACCTGGAAATAATTTATTAGCCTCAGAATTATATCTCTTTTTATCATAGTCTCTTTTAATTTGGTCTTTTATATCATTTTTACTGATACTGCTATAATCATATTTTTTAGCAACAACAGGAACAACAACAGGCGCCGGTGCAGGTGCTGACGCAGGTGCTGGTGCAGGAACTGGGCTGCCGGGTATAGGAGTTCCTGCTGGTGTTACTTGTCTAATAATTGTAGGCTGATTTCCACTACTAACAGCAACTGCATTAGTTCTAGCAATATTTTGTTGTGCTGATTGTGGTATAACTGATGGTTGTTTTGCTAATTGTGCTAGTTCTTCAGCATCTTCATCATCAGCATCTAAACTTGCTTGTCCTGATGCATAAACTCCAGGTGGAATAAAAGCAGTAGGTGCTGGTCTATCAACTCTTGCTGCTAATTCACCTTGTATTTCAGCTACTTTAGCTATATCTATTTCTCTAGATGGGTCTTGTTCTAAAATCGGTATGATTATATCAAGTTCTTTATCCCACTCTTCATCTAGTTTATCTTTATTAGTTCCAAAATATAGAGTTTTATAATGTGCTACATTATCAAGTAATCTCTGCACATTTGGAGGTGTTGGTTGTAATAATATAGGTGGAGGAGTAGAAGGTGGAGGTGTAAATCCTGAAGGTGGTGGCACTACAGGTGTTGTAGCAGATGGAGCCGGTCCCGCACCTGTGCCTAATCCTGGAGGTGGTGGGATTACACTTATTGCACCTTTAGGAGCAGTTGCTGATGGTGACGCTTGACTTAAAAATGCTTTTCTATCTTTAAGACTTAATGATGTATAAAGATTAACAAAATCTAATTGTCTATCTTTTGGAAATTGTTTAAGATAAGCCTTAACATCATCTTGTTCCTTTTTAGATAGTTTTTTAAATTCCAAATCATTATTTAGTATTGTAAAAGGCTGTCTAACTGTTTTACTAACTGATGCAGGAGATACTGTTTTTAATGCTAGTGCTAATTCTTGTAATTTTTCGGCTTGCTTTTCCTTTGCTTCTTTTTGTTCTTCTTTTTCAATTTTAATTTGTGTCTCACTCTTAGAAAATTTACTTTCTTGTTCCTTCTTTAATTTTTTCTTTAATTCCTTATATTGTTCCTCTAATAATTTTAATTTTTTCTTTTCAGCACTTGATACTGTTTTAGGTCTTTGGATAGATTGCTTAGCTGGTTTTTTCTTAGTTTTTTCAAGAAATTCTTCTGCAGTAAGTTTTGGTTTCTTAGGTTGCTTGAATTTTCGCTTTAGAAGTGAAACAGCAGGCTCAGTAGCCTTTTTTGCAGATAATTTTAAAGAATCAATATATTTTTCCATTTTACAGGATTTAGAAAATCCCGTGCGCAAACTTTTATTATATTATATTATTATATTATAGAAACAAAATTATTTTGGATTTTCTAAATTATGTTTTATTAATCTTTTCCGTTCGGGGTTTTTCTAAAAGCCTGAAATGATAATGGTATTGATTCAGTATAATTAAAAGGTATAGAATATAGATTTCCTAAGTATTTTTTAGCACAATCTATAATAAATTTATAATCCATATCTTCAGGAGATAGAAATCCTTCATTCTTATTTTTTGTTAGTATCCATAACATACCTGCAATGATACTAGTTGCAACTTGTATAACAGTTGGATTACTATATACTATACCTAACTTTTTAACATCTTCAACAGATAAACTAGAACCATACCAATGACCAATTTTAGGAATACTTCCCAATCCACTAAAGAAACAACTAACACCAACAGAATCATATCCATCTTTGATTTCATTTAATGTTAATACATCCATAAAATTTGGTTCTTTATAATCATTTGCTTTAATTCTATTAATACTATCTATAGCAAATTGCGGTGGCTTATATACATAATAAACACTAACTTGATAATTATTATATTTTAATAATTTTGCTATTTCATAATTTTCGCCATGTGGTATAACATAACCAATATATTTATTAATTTTCCCATCGTGGTCAGGACAGTATGATTTTGCTAAAACTTCACAAGGTCTTTTATTAATAACACGAACTAAATTCTGCTTAGCATCAGTTAATTTTTTCCATTCTTTTTGATTTTGAATTTCTTGAGAACCATAACCTATACTCAAAAAATCTTTCACACATTCTTCATAAAATCCACAAGGTGACCAATCACCATACATATTCACCTTTCCATTACTTGATAGTATTAATGGTTCGTTTTCTGTTTGTGTATCTATTTCACTTATATGACATACTTGTAAGCCCATTCTCTGACTTGCTATATGATAATCACCATTTTTAATATGTTTTAAACTTTCATCATCTTTATATTTATTGGCTACATCTTCTAAACATTGTTTAACGAAGTTATTAACTAATCCAGGATTTGCTCCATTATCAACTAACACACTAGGATTATATTTAGATTTTACATTTTCAAATTTTTTCTTTAATTTATTATGACGGAAAAATAGAACACTATCTTTTAATTGTTTTTCATCATTAATATCTCGTTGCTTATCTCCTTTGCGCGCGGGATTTTCTAAATCCTGCTTTTCATAACCCTCAAGACTTGTATTAATATAATTACAACCATATTTTTTAACTAATTCTATAGGTGGTTCAACATTAATACTAACATCTATAATAAATGGTCTTGATTTTAATAAAGGTTCTAGAATAGAATTAACATTTTCTTTTGTTAATGCTTTAGCAATATGCATATCTGGTTTTATCCAATCAGGTAACTGTTTCGGTTCAATAATAATTAGTCTATCTACATTAATTTTTTCTAAAAATAATAACTCTAAAACTGCTTTACCAACACCTCCACAGCCAATAAATAATAGATTTAGTCCCGACATTATATTGTATTGTATTGTATTGTATTAATATATAAAAAGATTAAAAATGGGAAACCTACATTACATCCTCTAAATTTATAACATCACCAAACCCTTTACCCTTAAGCAAGATATTGAAACGGGCTCCTAATTTTGTGATACCTGTCATAACACTTTTTTGTGCATCGCTTAATTCCTGGCTTAATTGATTTGTAGATTGTAAAACAAAATCTTTTAATTTAGGATTGTTCTTAACCCAATTATTAGCAAGCATAACATTATATATATAATTTTGACAATTATTTTTTAAGGGGTCATATTGCCAATAAGCATCAGCTCCCATTGACTTTAATGTATTATCTAGCATTTGTCGAAATGAAACTTTGGGGTCACCATTATCAATATTCACATCTAGTTTAAATTGTTGTTCTTTTGGTAGTGTAGAATAATTAACTTTATCTAGATTTATTACTTCGTTTTTTTCAAATTTAACATATTCTCCATTCGCTAGCCTGGCTACTGCATAAAGATGAAACATATCATCGTAATTATTATTCTTTTTGAATTCTTGGAATTTGCCCAATGTTATAGCATTAACTGCTTTATTTAAATTTTTATCCAATGGAACACGATAAACACAAACACCATCTACGATTTGGTTACCTATTTCTTCTAATAGTTTTCTGTCATTTGGTTGATAATCATATCTTTTACCAGAAATAAAACCAGATATTCTACCAGGTATGGATTTTAAAAAATCCAACACTCCTGCACCTTCTAAATCACCTGCTTTTTCTTCATTGTAATCAGACTCTGAACCGACTTTTAATGGAACTAATTTACCACCCTTCGAGGGCTTCCTTGTATTAGATTTTTGCTTTCTGTAATTTGCATTGATTGCACGGAGTTGTTTCTTTGCCATTTCTTTGGTCATGGGCTCATTTGAGTGTTTATGACCCGTTTCAGTTGAAACAACAAAATATAAATCTTGATTTCTAACTTTTTTTAATTTATAAGGCATTGATATTATTTCAGGATTTAGGAAATCCCGAACGCAAACTATTATATTATATTATTATATAATAGAAACAAAATAATTTTATAAAAAGCTGTAATGGATGAAATAGAATTAACACCCGAACAGATAGACGGTATAAATAAGTTAGCATTTTTTCTTA